TATTAGGTTGTTAGGATATTACTTTTTGATATTCTAAATAGTTTAAAAGGGTACATATATCATATTTATAATATAACAAAAATAAGTAAGTCAAATCAATGGAAATGATTTACAAACGTGGAGGTACTAACGTGGAAGAAATAAGAATAGGCGATAAGGTAAGAGTGATTGATGAAGATAATAGTGGAAGAATACCAAACGGTAAAATATTAAAAGTTATCGGAATTGAAACACCTTATCTGAATGTAGAGTTTGATGATGGAACTACTGGATTTTATTATAGAAGTAGATTTGAAAAAGTTTATGGCTCTGATATAGATATGCAAGAAGCTAATAGATTAATAGAAGAAATGTTTAGTAATGAAAATAATATAAATAACGTGGAGGAAAATGTGATGAACGTAGCAGTATTAGAACAAAAACAAAATGATGTATTAAAGGTAGTAAACGAGTGGAAGAAAAATGATTGTGAATATGAAATAGAAATGCTTGAAGAAAATTTAGAAAGCGTTAGAGAATATATAAGAAAATATAGAGATGAGCTAATCAAAAGATACCAAAGAGAAAAAGAATTTATGAGAAAGTTACAAGATGCAAAAGAAAGAGCAGATGAAACTTATGACTTTACAAGTGATATAAAAGCGATTTATGAACACCCATCAGTAGATATGGTAAAGGCAGATGGAAAGATGCTTTATATACATACAGATTATATAAAAATATATGATGATGAGGGTAATACTTTCGCAGGAAATAAATATAGATTAGAGTTTAACTACGAAGATATGAATTGTAGGATATTTGGTCTTGATGAAGATTATAATAGAGTTTCATATTGGGCAAACGATAGAGGACGTGGTACAGAATATCTTGACCCACATCCACACGTTAATGGTAGAAATGGTAGTGCTTGTTGGGGAAGTGCAGGAGATATGCTTCTTTATAATATGAATAACTACGAGTTATACGCATCATACTTAGTAGTATTTAACTTCCTACAACAAGTTAATATTGACGACCCGGCAGGAAAATATATAAGAAACTGGGATTGTATAGATGAAAATGATGATGTAATAGAAAATCCATACGAAACAGAAATGTATTATTGCCATATATGTAATTATGAAATGGAAGAAGGTGCTGACGAATTATACTATTGTGATTGTTGTGATGCACATATGTGTTCAGACCATTACAGATGGGTTGAGTCAGAACACGAATACGTATGTGATGAATGTTTTGATGAGCATTACTTTACTTGTGAAGAATGTGGAGAATATTATCATAATGAAAAATGGAACGAATGTAAAGAATGTGGAAATAGCTTCTGTAATGATTGTGTAACTCACATAAACGGAGAAGTATATTGCGAACATTGTTACGAAGAAAAATTCACAGTTTGTGATGATTGTGGAAACACATATAAAAACGAAGAAATAATAACTTGTTCTGAATGTGGAACAAGAAGTTGTAAAGAGTGTGGAGAATTTGAAACATATAATGGAGAGCATTATTGTGGAGATTGTTATGATGAGAACTTTGCAGCTTGTTATGAATGTGGAGAGGTTATGGAAAAGCCAGATACATTCCATTGTGATTTATGTGAAGAAAGATATTGCTACAATTGTAGAGAAGAACACGAAGTTGGAGCTAATGTAGTGTGTAGTAACTGTAAGGAGGAAGAAGAAGTAACAAATGAATAGTAAAAACAACACAAAGATACTGCTTTTTATAAGTGGTATCTTTTTAGGAGTAATGACAACTGATTTAGTAAATGAAATATACCATATATGCTTTAATCCAAATCACGATTATGAGTATATAAAGAAATTAGAACGAGATAATATTATGCTTGATGAAATAAATAAAGAGTTAAGAGAGGTTATAAGTAATGAAAATCAAATTAATGCAAAGTAAACAACCTAAAATATACATAACAAACAACGCATTTAACAAAATATTTGAATATGTTAATGGAATAGATAAAGAAATAGGATGGTTAGGTACTGTTATAAGAGAAGGTTTAGAGTTTTATATAGATGATGTGTTCTTATTTAGACAAGAAGTACACTCAACTACTACTGAAATAACACCAGAAGGACTAAATGAGTTCGCTATGGAGCTTATGAGTGAGCCAAATGGAGTTGAAATATGGAATAATATGAAACTTTGGGGACATTCTCACGTAAATATGGGTACTAATCCATCTTCACAAGACGATAAACAGATAGAAACCTTTGAAAGTTGTGGTTATGACTTCTTTGTACGTATGATTTGTAATAAAAAAGGTAGTGTAAGGCTTGATTTATACGATTATACAAGTGGAATTATCTACGAAGAACTAAAATACGAGATTTTATACACAGAAGAAGATGAGAATTTTAAAAATTCAATAGAAGAAAAGATAAAATCACTTCAAAATGTGTTAAATGAAAGGTTTAATTTATCAAATCAAGAGAAAGAAGCTATAAAATTAGAGATAAAAGATAAAGTTAAAGAGAAAACTTTCACTTACACTAAGAGTTATAACACTTATAACACAAGTAGTTGGTGGGATAATTACGATTATGAGTCATATAATTCAAGTTATTTCACTAAAGACAGTAAAAAAAAAGAAAAAAACGAAAAAATAAGCGTAGAAGATAGAGCTTGTGACGTTTTTGATACACTTTCAAAAGAAGAAGTGTATGAAATATACTACCATATGGAAAATGGTGGAGCTTTAGAGGACTTTTATATAACAAATTTAGAAGATTATGATGTGTTATTAGAAGTTGAAGCGTTAATTTACGAGTATGTTTACGTAAATTATCAAGGATATGTTAATTATTTATGCGAATTAGAAGGAGAGGTACAATAAAATGCAAAACACAATACAAAATGATTACTCAAGACAAATAAATATATTAGACCCAAGTGAGTTTAAAGAGCCAGTTCATATAATAGGAGCAGGTACAGTTGGTAGTTGGATGGCTATGTCATTAGCTAAAATGGGTATAGAAAACATAACTTTATACGATTTTGATGAGGTAGGTATGCACAACTTACCAAATCAATGCTTTACATTACGTGATATAGGTAAAAATAAGGCAAAATCTATGCGTAATTTAATAAATTTATTTACTGGTTTTAAGATAAAAGCTAGAGATACAAAACTTGAAGGTGGAGAGCCATTAAGTGGTATAGTTTTTGTACTTACAGATACTATGCGTTCACGTAAAGATATATATTTAAAATCTATAAAGAATAATCCAAACATAAAATTAATGATAGAAACTCGATCTGATTTACGTGGGTTTAGAATTTATGCAATAGACCCAAAAGACGAAGTACAAACAAGAGAATATGAAGCTACTTTATATGATGATAGCGAAGCAGAAGTATCAGCTTGTGGAGTATCTCAAACATTAGTAGCAACTTCACTTGCAGTAGTATCAAAAGCTATCTGGGCAATGCTTGGATTTTTAAATGGAGAGTTACAATACAATGAGCTAATAGAGGATTTAGCAAGTTCAGTACAATTTACACAAAAGTGGGGGAAATTCTATTTTGAAAAAGATATGTAACAAAACTATATCAATGAAGTATATAGAACTTACAAAAGGAGAGGAACTTGAAACTCTCCTTCATAGGTTATATATAGAAGAAGAAAAAAATATAAGAGATATTGCAAAAGAACTTAACGTGCATTACAACACGATAAATAAGTGGTTGCAACTTGTAGGTATTCAAATGAGATTACCACACCAGAAAATGTTAGAACTAATTGAAATTAAAAGAAGATTAAAGGAGAATGTATAAAATGTTTAGAAAACAAGTAGAAGAATTAAGAGAAATGGTTGTAGAAAAGGAAATAATAATAAACAGAATGGAAGAAGAAATAAAATCTCAAAAAGAATTGTTAAAAGACGCAAAACAAGCTCTTACAAGTTTAGAAAGAGTTCAATCAAAATATGAAGAACAAGAGGAAGAAGTAAATGAAACAGCTCTTGTTTCTATATAATGAGCTTCTTGATGAGAACTACCAAAAGAAACTAAGATTACCTTTGGAATTTATATCTTTCGCATATATTGATAACGCTTTAATGTATGATATATGTGGAAGATATATCGCAATAGAAGATAACACACTTGTATCTTCAAAGAAATATAATAGAGTCTATGGAGCTTTATATATATTAGATAATGCAGAACATTATTTAAGAACTCTTGACGCATCACTTATATGTTCAAGAGGTTTAATAGGTAAAAATCATAAACTTGATGAGTTCCATAGAATTAACAGATTAGCAACACCCATACACTTTAAAACTATTGAAGATTTCCTTAAATTGAAGTATAATGAAAGTGAACAAATAAATATAATTACATATTTAGCAAATACTGAAAATGAGTTTATCAAAACAAAAGTGAACAACTCTACAAAAAATAGGGAAACGTGTGGGTTTGATGTAAATAATTTTATTAATTTAGTGTTGAAGGAGAAAGAATAATGAGAAAATTAAACGTGGAAAAGATGAACTTAAAACAATTTGGTTGGGAAGTATTAGATGAAGCTCAACCAACAATGACAACTAAAACTGAATTTACAAAATTACAAAACGGAATAACTGAATTAAGATTTTTAGACGAGTCACCATTCGTTAGATGGGCACATTGGATAAATACTGCAAAAAGAAATATATCTTGTTTAGGAGCTACTTGCCCGGTATGTGAGTCTATAAAGGCTTCAAAGAGTGCAGGAGCAAGACCTGCTTATACAAGTAATAGAAAGTTTGCTATGCACGTACTTAACTTAACTACTGGAAAGGTTGAGATATTAGAGCAAGGTAAAACATTCTTTACACAACTTAGAGCTTTACACGAAGAAATAGGGGATATAAGAAACTACAACATAAAAGTAAAGACTCA